AAAATGCAATGGTTTGCCGAACAGGAATCAAAAACAAAGAAGTGGAAAAAAGAGGGAACATATTTTCAATTTAAAGACATCGGGCTACAAATGGATTTCCATTTTGGAACAGGTTCAGGATGTCAAGCAGGATTTTGCACAGATTAGTAACTAAACCAATAACCGACATATGAAAAAGAATTTGATTTTAAGCGCAGTTTTAATCACGATTGGATCAATTGTATGTATTGCAATTAATCAGGTCAGAAAGCAAAGGAATGGTGGCAAAAAACAAATGATTGTCTATATTAAACACACGGCAAAATGAGAAACGAACACGAACACAGATTGCAAACGGTTTTGGCCAAATATTTAGATTTGAACAATTACACGTTTTTTGCCATTCCAAACGGTGGATGGAGAAACAAAGCAGTTGCGGCCAAATTAAAGGCGGAAGGTGTGAAAGCCGGTGTGGCTGATCTGTTGATCCTTTTGCCAAACCAAACGTTTCACGGCCTATTTGTTGAGGTTAAGATTGCAGGCAATTATCAACAGCCAAACCAAAAGGATTTCGAGCAGAAAGCAAGGGATTGCGGTTATGAATACATAATTGTGCGATCATTGGATGAATTGATTGAAAAGCTAAAATATTATGAGGCGCAACGATTTGTCGTACAGGACAAAATTATGAATGCATACCGATCAGGATACATTGATGGAAAATTAGAAAATCAAACAACAATACGATGACACCATACGAAAAGGCGAAAACATTAATCGCCAAATACAAAAGCATTACCAATGATTTTGACACAGCAAAACAATGCGCAGCAATGGCCGTGTTTGAAATTATTGATGACCTAACAGATTCTGAACAAGATTCAGCATATTGGCAGGATGTTCGTTTTGAAATTTACGCAACATCTGATCCCTTTATTATAAGCGAAGCAAAAGCAGATCAATTTAATTTGTAAACATATGAATATTAACAGACAAAAGGCCATTGATTGGGCCAATGAAAAAATTGCTGATCCTGATTTCACAGAACAGCCAATTAAGGTGAATGCGTGGGAAACAATCCACAATCCAAAATTATTTCTTGAAACCTGTGTGGCCCGGCTGATGCACGGATCAGAAATGGAAAAACGTGTGGTTTACAATCGTGTGCGCAATTTTAAAATTTACTACAATGGTATTTCAAGATGATGACATATTTGTTCACGGTGACATCAAATGTTCTGATGGCATAACACGTGAGGAGGCAATTGAAATCATTGAGGAAATACAGGAATTAATGATATTCCACAAAATCATTAAACTTGATTTGTGCATTGATCCCTATAAATTCCCAACCGATTTGCTAAATATTGGTAAATGACAAAAATACAAGGCAATAAACGGCCGTAAATGCTAAAAATACAAACCGATGAAAACTACAAAAGACAAAATTAGACTATTGACATTCTTTGCCCTGTGCCAAAATATGTTGGATTTCATTGATGGATCGTGGCACGGTCATCCGGCAAACAAACAGGCCGTGAAAATGGTCACCAAACAAATGATCCGGGAGTTGGAAAAGACAATGGCCGTATTGTTTCCACAGGATCGCAACGATGATCCGGAATTGCCTGATGCGTTGGATACATTCCAAAATGCTTGCACAGCAATGGAGGCATTTTTTATGCTTGGAATGGAAATGGATCAGATGGATCAAACAAAGAAAGATTCATTGAATACACAGATTAATATTTTGCTAAAATCTTATGGGATTGATTGTTGGGAAAAACCAATGTCAAACCTATGGAAAAATTAAATAAATTTGTGGAGCAGTTGGGTGATGAATAACTGCCGGAAACAAAAGCACATATTTACCTAATCAATACAAAATGACAAATGACAGCCGTGAAATGGTGGATCATCCGCAACATTATCAATCTGATGGAGGCATCGAGGCAATTGATGTAATCGAAGGGTTCAGCCTAAATTTTAATTTGGGGAACGCAATCAAATATATTTTGAGGGCCGACAAAAAAGGCAATAAGAAACAGGATTTGGAAAAATCCCTGTGGTATATCAAACGAGAATTAGACAAATTTCAGGGATGAAACTAATCATAAAAGGTGTTGGCAGCTATGAAGCGGACACATTATTTCAATTAATTATTGAAGTTTTAAAGCACAGAACGTGGCATTTAATTAATCACGGCAAATGGATGGATTAAACAATAATATTATGATTGATGATTTAGTCACATTAGCGTGGTGGGTTGGTGCAATTGAAATTGCATACATTTGTGTGATGGCATACATCATTTGGAATAAAACCGAAAAATAAAATAGTCAGGTAGCGGAATGGGTAAACGCATCAAATGTAATAAGTCTATAAAGCATTTAATTTTTACAGGTTCGAATCCTGTCCTGACTGCAATACATTAACAACAATCAGTTTTGTTTATCAAAATTGGCAAAATATTAATGACAATGATTGAGGAAATAAACATCAAATTAGTAATTCCGCATCCGAATAATCCGAGATTGATTAAGGATGACAAATTTAAAAAATTGGTCAAGTCCATAAAGGAGTTTCCGGAAATGCTACAATTGCGCCCAATCATTGTTGATGATAATTGTGTGGTGTTGGGTGGTAATATGAGATTGCGGGCCTGTATTGAGGCAGGATTGAAGCGTGTGCCGATTATTAAGGCATCCACATTGACACCTGAGCAACAGAAACGGTTTATTATTTCCGACAATGTAGGATTTGGTGAATGGGATTGGGATATATTAGCCAATGAATGGGATCAAGAGGAATTGATTGATTGGGGTTTGGATTTGCCTGTGATGGACATCATTGATGCAGGCACAGCGGATGAGGATGATTATGATGCGCCGGAAGGTGGATTGGAAACTGATATTGTTTTGGGTGATTTATTTGAAATTGGGCCACATCGTTTGCTGTGTGGTGACAGTACAAATTTGTCACACGTTGATAAATTATTAAATAATCAAAAAGCAGATTTATTATTTACTGATCCACCTTATAATGTTTCATTTAATGGAAGGAGTGGGAAATTTGATGTAATTGAAAATGATAATTTAGACACAGATACATTTGATAAATTTATTGAAGAATTTGCACAAACAGTTCACGCATTACAAATACCAATAAAATATATTTGGTGCAATTGGAAGTTTTACGGAACATTGCAGCAACATTTTACATTAAATGCCTGTATTGTTTGGGCAAAAAATGTATTTGGTTTAGGTAGAGGTTATCGCCATCAACACGAATTTTGTTTTTTTGAAGGCAAATTGGATGAAGGTATTAATAATGAATCTGATTTGTGGGAAATTAAAAAAGACCACAATTATGTGCATCCAACACAAAAGCCAATTGCCCTTTCTGAAAGAGCTTTAAATAATCATAAAAAGGCTGAGATTATTTTAGATTTATTTGGAGGAAGTGGTTCAACAATGGTTGGTTGTCATCAGTTAAAAAGAAAGGCAAGGTTGATGGAATTAGATCCAAAATATTGTCAGGTAATAATTGACAGAATGAAAAAACTTGATCCGAGTTTAGTGATTAAGAAAAATGGCGAGATTTACGAATCAGATAAATAGAATATGGCAGTACCTAAAAGTGTGACAAAACTGAACAAAAAACGTATGTTGGAGGCCCTTGAAAAGTCTTTGGGGATTGTCACATCCGCTGCAAAGATTGCAAACATCAACCGTTCAATGCATTACGATTGGATGCGTGATGATCCGGAATACAAAAAGGCCGTTGATGAATTATCCGATATGACATTGGATTTTGCAGAATCGCAATTGCATAAGCAGATTAAAGATGGCAACACAACAGCCACCATTTTTTATTTAAAGACCAAAGGCAAACAACGGGGATATGTTGAACGCACGGAGGTTGTACACGAAACAGGCATTGAATCAGCCGTAATACAATGGACACCGGCCCAAAAAGAAAACGAATAGAGCAGAAATGCAACATTCAGTTTTTCCAAACGTTAAACAGCACCAAAAGAATCAAGGTTCATCAAGGCGGTACACGTTCCGGGAAAACGTATGCCCTGTGCCAATATCTAATCTACAAATTGACATCATCACAGAAACCGTTGGTGATTTCGATTGTCCGTAAAACGTTGCCGGCCCTGAAAGGATCGGTGATGCGTGATTTTCTTGAAATCTTGGACATATTGGGCATCCTTTATGTGGGCCAACACAACAAATCCGAAAACACGTACACGTTTGGCAATCACGTGGTGGAATTTCTTTCTGTTGATGAACCACAGAAAATCAGGGGTAGGAAACGAAATATTTGCTATTGCAATGAGGTAAACGAATTAGATCACGAAGATTTCCGGCAGTTGCTGATGCGAACAACGGATGAAATGATTTGTGATTTCAATCCATCTGATCCGGTGCATTGGATTTATGATGAGGTGATCACACGTGATGATTGTGATATGTGGATCACAACGTATAAAGATAATAAGTTCCTGCCGGCTGAGTTGGTGAAAGAAATTGAACGGTTAAAAGCCAAAGATCCGGATTATTGGAGGGTTTACGGTGAGGGAAAACGTGCGGTGTTTAGTGATCGCCAAATATTTCCTAATTGGCAATTTATTCCAAAGGTTGATTTTCCTGAATTTGATGATGTGTTTTATGGCCTTGATTTTGGATTCAGTCACGATCCAACGGCCATTGTGGAATTGGCGAAGGTTGGTGACAAATTGTACATTCACGAAATTATGTACAAAAAGGGAATGACAAACCGGGACATTGCCGATTTCCTAAAAGAAAAAAAACTAAATGAACACATAATTTATTGTGAATCAGCCGAACCGAAATCAATTGAGGAATTAAGGCAGATGGATATTTTGGCCGTTCCTGCGATAAAAGGGGAGGGATCAATCAAGGCCGGGATTAGTTTATTAAAGGAACACGAGGTCATCTGTTCATCCGAATCGCATAATTTAAACAATGAATTTCAGTTTTATTTTTGGGAGCAATTAAAGGATGGAACGATTATAAATAAGCCAATAGACAAACACAATCACCTGATGGATGCAATCCGGTATGGGGTTTATACCAAATACAAAAATCGTTCTGATTTTTTTGTGGTTTAATTATGTATTTTTGAGAAAAAAAAGCAATACAAATGGCATCAATCATTGATACATTCAAACAATCCATTGCCAAGGCATTATCAAGCGGCACAAACGAGGCATACAATAAATTGATTTATACGTGGCTTGGCACGAATATCATAATGAATGAGGACAACGATACCACATACATTCGTGATGGGTATCAACGCAATGCCACCATTTATTCAATCATTAACCTGATTGTTAAGGCAGCCACCACAATTCCTGTTTCTGTTTACCGTGTCACAAATGAAGGCACAGCAAAGCAATACAAGGCAATGACATCAGGTGTGATGGATGGCCCTGCAATATACAAGGCCAACATATTACGCAAAAGAGCATTTGAAGAAATAAAGGATTCGGATTTGGAGGCATTATTGAGCAGACCAAACCCGGCACAATCATTTTCAGCGTGGTTGGGTGAAATAGTTGCATTCGGTAAACTAACAGGAAACCGTTACATCTACGGCATCGGGCCGGATTCAGGGCCAAATCAAGGTAAATTCACAGAGTTGTACAATTTACCATCACAATTGGTTGAAATCGTTTCAAATGGTGTGATGCAACCGGTGGCAGGGTACAAAATCCAATATAATTCAATGATTGAGGTTGCACCCGAATACATTTGCCACATCAAAGATTTTAATCCGGATTACGACAGCAGCGGTTCAAACCTATATGGTCAGTCACCTTTGCGTGCCGGCCTGCGTGTTTTATCGGCCAACAATGAAGCCGTAACCACCGGATTAAAATATTTACAGAATCAAACATCACGTGGTATGTTGATTTCAAAGGATGGCAATTTGACTGAGGTTCAGGCGCAGGCATTAAAAGATAAATTTAGAAAAAATTATCAGGGTGCAACAAACGCAGGTGATGTGATCATCACACCAAAGGATTTGAGTTGGGTGAATTTTGGTTTGTCAGCATCTGATTTGTCATTGATTGAGCAATACAATGGAACGGTGAAGGATTTGTGTAATTTATACAACATCCCTGTGCAGTTGCTAAACAATACAGATGCATCCACATACAACAATATGAAGGAGGCTAAAAAGGCATTGTATCAAAATGCGGTAATCCCTGAATTAATCAAAATTCGTGATGAATTGAATCGTTGGTTAGCACCGAAATTTGGCAAAGAATATTTCATTGATTTTGATTTCACGGTAATAAGTGAAATGCAGGAAGAAGTGGACAAATTGGTGTCACAATTAGCATCAGCGTGGTGGGTTACACCAAACGAAAAACGTGATGCAATGAATTATGCTATGGACACAGAAAATCCGTTTATGGATGACTATTTCATCCCGGCTAATTTAATGCAACAGAATCCAACAATGCCGGCATTGGAAAACCCCAAGCCATTAAACGTTTAGTTTATGCCGTTGCCAAATCCACAGGAAGGTGAAAGCCGGAATGATTTTATGGGCCGTTGTGTCATTGATCCTAATATTATCAATGATTTTGATACCATTGAACAGCGTGTTGCGGTTTGTAGCACTTTGTTTGATCCACAGAAAGAAACAAAGGCGCAGAAAGATTGGGAGAATGATTTTGAAAACCAATTAGAGAAAGCAGAACGCACATCTGTTCGTGATTTTACGGAGTTTTACAAGGCCGAATACAATGATGCCATTGATCTTTATTTAAAGGTTGGGCAGATGACACAGGCCACAGCACAGGGATTTTTTCAGGATGCCAAATACATTGATATGTATGAGGGGATGTATTCCAAAATTGGTTTGCAATTTGCCAATTGGTATTCGAAAAACGTGCAGAAATATATGCCAAAAGCCGATCCGGCCAATATGCAATCTATTTGGCGCAATGCATTTGCGTTTATGGGCCGGCAGGTGGCAGGACAAAGGGTGACAATGGTTTCATCCACGGCACAGGCTACATTGACAAATACAATTCGCCAATTTATGGCCGATCCTGTTTTCCAATCAGCCGGTGAAAAGGTGCAATCAAAGATGTTGCGCCAAAAATTTGATGGTTTAGCAGATTATCAGGCACGCAGGATTGTTAGAACGGAGGCAACAAACGCAGCCAATTACGCAACAGAACAGGCAGCGGTCAATTTGTTTGCAGGTCAGGATTTAACAAAAACGTGGAGATCAGGATTTGATGCACGTGTTCGTGATGCACACAGGTCAGCAAATGGGCAGGTTGTGCCATTTAATAGCAAATTTTCGGTTGGTGGTGAGTCATTACAAAGGCCGGGCGATCCTAATGGATCAGCAAGCAACGTAATAAATTGCCGTTGTTCAATGATTGTATTGCCAAAAGAAGGTGCAAACACAATTGGTGCGCCAATCACAGACATTGGATTTGGTATTGCACAGGCAACCGTGATTGATGCAATTATTGGTGCAGATGTAATCACCGGAACAACAGGTGCAATTGTGGCAGGCGAAAACATTGACGGATAAAATTAATTTTTACGTTCGGTTTTCTAATTAGCTATTTGACTAATTTTGAGCAAAAGAAAGGTTATGATTTACAAACAAACATCCATTGGGATTGATGACATAGATGATGTAAACGGCATCGTGTCCGGTTACGGTTCAATATTTGGCAACATTGATTCAGACAATGACATCATTTTGCCGGGTGCATATACCAAAACATTATCTGAAAACGGATCACGTGTACGGTATTGCAACCAACACAGAATTGATCAGCCATTAGGTAAATTCAATGAATTACGTGAAGATGCAAAAGGATTGTATTTTGTTGCGGAAGTTCCGAAAACAAGAATGGGTGAAGATATTTTGTTGTTGATGAAAAACGGTGTGATCACGGAAAATTCCGTTGGTATTATGCCAATTGTAAAGAATTACAGACAGGATGGTGTGCGTGAATTGAAAGAGGTGAAGTTATACGAAATTTCGTGTGTTACATTAGCCGCAAACCCAATGGCATTGATTACAGATGCAAAGGGTGAAATAGATCAGGAATTATTGGCAAAACGTTTCGATGTGTTGGCAAAGATGATAAAAAAAGAAAACGTATCTGATGAATTAGGATACGCAATTGAGAGTGAGTTGATGAAATTGAAATCATTGTTTATTGATGTTACCACACGGCCGGCAGAAATTGTCACCGTGCCGGAAGTTAAACAGATGGAGATTTCCGAAATATTTTCATATTTAAACAAACAAATTAAGTCAAAATAAGATGACAGAAGAAATCAAAAATCAATTAGACGAATTAAATTCGGCAATTGATAGCCGCATCGCAAAGGCGGAAGGTCAGGCAGTTGCATCAGCAACAGGCAAAGCGGATGAATTATTAAAGTCCGAAATCAAGAATTTAGAAACTAAATTCACAGAAATCCACAGCCGTATTGATGCAGCAGAAGTTGCAGCAAAAAAAACAGCATCAGGAGCAAACGCACAATCATTCAAACAATCTTTGATTGATGGTATCACAAAGGGTGCATTAGATGGTTTGGTAAATGGCAACAGCCGTTCAGCTAAATTTGAGATCAAGGCAGGCGATATGACTGTGGCGAACAATTTCACAGGTGAGGTAATCCCTGCACAATACGTTCCGGGTATCAAGTACGATCCAACCCGTCCTGTACACGTTCGTCAATTATTGGCACAGGGTTCAACAAATTCTGATGTTGTTCGTTATGTACGTGAAACAGCATACGACAATGGTGCAGCAGCAACAGCACAGGGCGCAACATTTACTGAATCAGATTTCGATTTGACAGCATTTGATGCAAACGTTCAGAAAATCGGTACTTATTTCCGTATTTCTGAGGAAATGTTGGCAGACACCCCACAATTAACATCATATTTGGCAGCACGTGCGCCGGAGAAATTATTGACTGTTGAAGATGCACAATTACTTTATGGTAACGGTACAGCACCAAACATCAGCGGTATTTCAACATCAGGTGCAACAGCGTTTGCAGCAGGTGCATTTGCAGATGCAATCACAGCAGCAAATCAATTTGATGTTTTAACAGTAGCAATCAACCAATTAGCATTGGTAAACTACCGTCCTGATTACATTATGTTGAACCCAACAGATTTTGCAAAAATCTTATTGTTGAAATCAACAACAAATGAGTATTTGAAAGATCAGGTTTACGCAGGTTTACAACCACAATTCCAAGGGATTCCGGTTGTTCAAAACACAGCGATCACAGCAGGAACGTATATGGTAGGTAATTTCGCAATGGCCACACAATTATGGGTACGTGAAAACCTTTCATTAGAGTTTTTCCGTGAGGATGGAACAAACGTTCGTGATGGTTTCGTGACCGTTCGTTTGGTTGAGCGTATTGCATTAACTAACTACGCACCATTAGCAATCGTTAAGGGTGTATTTGCAACGGATATCGCTGCAATCGGAGTTTAGTTTTAATACAATTCCAAATTAAGAGAGGCCACCTAAATATTGGGTGGCTTTTCTTTTTATATTTGTTCAAAAAATAGCACAATTATGGGCAAAGTTTTAATGAAAAAAACGGTATTTGATAACAAATCAGGATACCACAAAGCCGGTGAAATTGTAACATTATCGGCAGATGTTGAAAGACATTATTTGGCAAATAATTTCGGCACAAAGGTTGAAGATCAACCGGAAGTTATTGCACCAAAGGTGGAGGCCATTGAGGTTGAAACAAAAGTGGAGGCCGTAGAGGTTGAAACAAAGGAACAAAAAATGATTTACGGTCACGTAGGACATAAAGCAAAAAAGAATGCGGCAAATAAAGATTAATGATGTAATTGGAACACCAATTATTTCACGCACAGATGCAAAGAATTACATCCGTATTGATACAACGGCAGATGATACGTTGATTGATATGATGATTGAGGCAGCACACACAGCGGCTGAAAATTATATGAGCCGGGATATTATCGCAAAGGAACGAACATATTATTTGGATTATTCTGATTCAGGTTTTATTGATGTTCCATTTGGGCCGGTGGCATCCGTTGATGATGTGACCGTGAAAGAAATTGCCGTTTCATTTTCCGTTTACGGATTAGGTGATCCAATGGTGGAAATTTCCCCATTAGCATCAAACATCAAAATTGATTTCACAACGGAGGGAATGAATGATGGATTATTGAAACAAGCATTGTTGATGATGGTGTCCACATATTACGATAATCGTACAGATTTCGTGACAGGAATGACCGTAAATGAAGTTCCGAGCGCATCCGCTAAATTATTGGATGGCATAAAATCCGTATTTATCTAATGGCAACAAGCAACAACGCATCAATTTTAAAACAACGGATTCTGATCAAACGTTTAGCACGTACATCAGATGGATTTGGTGGCACAACACCGGGTGGTTATGTGACCATTGACACCGTATGGTGCAGGGTGCAGGAAACCAAAGGGCCTATTGATGAAAGAATGGGAATCAGGTTGAAATCAACGGAAATTGAAATCACGATCCGAAAGGAAACGGCCGATTTGATTGCCAATGAGGATGTATTGCAGGTTGAAGGGTTTGCGGCTAATTATAGGATCAATTCCGGATTCCAAACGTTTGAGAATTTTTGGGTTAAAATGACAGCCACCAAAATTGAGGGATAATGGCAAAGAAAAGCGGTGTTGATTCTAAGCAATTAGCCGATTTGCAAAATAAGATTGAACAATTGGGCAAATTATCCAAACAGGAATTGTCTAATGAATTGGTAAAGACTGCAATGTTTGCAGTTGCAGGAATGAAAACTGATGCCCGACACGACACCGGTAATTTGAGAAATCAAACCGGATTTGAAAGGCAGAATGAAAACACAGTTGTTATTTTTTCACGTGCGCCATATGCGCCCTATGTGGAATTTGGCACAGGTAGATTGGTAGATTTACAGCATTTAACAAAATTAGGATTCCCGGCATCTTATGCAATGCAATTCAAGGGCAAAGGGATCAAGAAGGTAAATTTGCCGGCACGGCCTTTTTTCTTTACAAATTTGCGTAAAGAATTGGGCGATTTAACAAACAGGTTAGAAACCAAAATTAAACAATTGACAAAATAATGTTAGAACCGATTCAATTCATCCGCAAGGCGATCATCACACGTTTGACAAATAATGTGGTGATTGGTGGTGTGACATTTGGTGTTTATAACCGTGTGCCATCAACAGCATCGTTTCCATACATTTTGGTGTATTCTGTGTCATCTGATGAAACCGATTTCAATCAGTCATCGTATATTACAGAAACAATCACACGGATTGAAGTGGTGACACGTTTTCAATCTGATTCAGGTGGTGAAATCACAGCCAACAGCGCAATCAATAGAATTTTAGAATTAATTAGAACACGATCAAACGGATATTTTGATTTGTCTGCGGATGGATTCAATGTATTTACGTGTGTAAAGGAGTCATCAACGTACATTGTGGATGATGAATTGGATCACACGTATTTTCGTGGTATTGTAGAAATAAGCAACAAAATCCAACAAACAATTTAAAATGGAATTAAGGGATGCCATTATTGGCCTAGCATCATCATCAGTCACGGCATTCATATCGTGGATATTAGGGAAACGCAAAGAAAATGCGGACATCAGTACAATACAATTAGAAAATTCCCAACGTGTGATTGATATGGTTACCCAAATGAATGAAAAGTTGGAAGCGAAAGTGGATCAATTAAGCAAAAAAGTTGATGAATTGACCGTTGAAATTGAAAACCTGCGTGAAGAAAATCACAAATTAAAGCACGGGAAACCTGTAAAAAAGAAAGAGGAAAACGAATAATGAAAGATCAAATCACATTGGATCGTATTCAATTGATGCACCCAAAATTGCGTGCGGAAGTTGTTACAATTTATGATGAAATTGTGAATGCATTGAGAGGCAAAGCATTTTGTAGATTCACGCACACGTTGCGCACATTCAAAGAGCAGGAGGCAATATATGCACAGGGCAGAACAAAGCCGGGCCCAATTGTTTCAAAAGCAAAACCGGGATTAAGTTGCCACAATTACGGATTGGCAATTGATATTGTTTTGATTGATGGCAAATCAATTTCATGGGATATTAAAAAGGATTTTGATGGGGATGGCAAAGCAGATTGGTTGGAGGTTGCTGCCGTGTTCAAAAAGTACGGATGGGAATGGGGTGGCGATTGGAAAAGATTTCCGGATTTCCCACATTTTCAAAAGACATTTGGCAAAACACCATCGCAATTGTTTGCGTTGTATAATGCTAAAAAAGTCGATGCACAGGGGTATGTGATTTTGTAGGATATATTCAACATTATTGACAAAAAGTGGGCATAATGTAAAATATAACCAACATTAAATGTTAAATAATACAAAAATGAAAAATTACCTAATCATCGCCATCGTTTTGTTTGCAAGTTGCAAACCTGCAAAAACTATTATTAAGGAATCAACGGTTGTAAAATATGACACAATCCACACAACGGATGTGATCTATAAAACAAAGGCAATCCGTGATTCAATTATTATTGAAAATCCGTGCGATTCTGCCGGCATTTTAACGACCTTTTATTCCAAATTTGTAATACCACAAGGCACAATCACATTGCGTTCAACACAGGGCAGAATTGAAGCCAAAATTGACATTGATTCAATCGAATCTGTGTACAAATCCAAATACCAATTGTCAAAATCGGACAATGTTAGAATTTCCAACAAAGAGGTGATCAAAAATGTTGTTCCTGCGTGGGCCATTATTACCATCTTTTTTGAATCGGTCATCATTATCGGATACGTGTTTTATAAATTGAGGCTATTTATTTTTTAACTTGCATTAAATTAAGCAGGTAAAAAATGGCATCATTAACCGGGAATTTGGTTGCGGAAACCTACAAAGCATTGTTAAAAACAATTGACAATGACATCCTAACAGCAAGCGAAAAACAAATCACAGATGGATTGGGGGGTGGATCAAATGTTTTCATTGATTCAAATGGGTTTTTAAGAGCCAACAAATACAAAGTCACAAACGGATTAGCCACACAATTTTTGAAGGCTGATGGATCATTGGATGCAAATACATATTTGACATCCATCACAGGTGCGCAGGTCATTACGGCATTAGGTTACACACCGGTAACAAATCAACGCACATTGACAATCAATGGTGTTGGGTATAATTTAAGCGCAGACAGATCGTGGACAGTTGAGGGAACAGCAGCCGTGTGGGGAAATATCACAGGCACATTGTCCAATCAAACGGATTTGCAAGCCGCATTGAATGCAAAATTTAATGTTCCGGCAGGTACGATTTCACAATATATTCGAGGCGATGGCACATTGGCTACATTCCCAACATTACCGGGAGGGTTGCCAATAGGTGGAACAGCAGGTCAAATTTTGTCTAAAATAGATGCAACAGATTACAATGCCCAATGGATAGATAATTTTGCCACACAAACCAAAAATGAGGTTAAATTGGGGCAGACATTGGCCAAAGGTGCAGCGGTTTACGTGTCATCAGCCAATGGAACAAATATGATTGTTTCAGCAGCATCAAATGCAAGTGAATCATTGTCATCAAAAACGTTTGGTTTACTTGAAACAGGTGGTGTGACTAATGATTTGGTCAAATGCGTGACATTTGGATTATTAGCCGGATTGGATACATCAACAGCACAGGCCGGTGATCCGGTTTGGTTAGGTGTTAATGGTGCATTATTGTTTGGTGTTGCCAACAAACCTGTTGCACCTGCAAATATGGTTTATATTGGGGTTGTGACACGTGTACAACAAAACAATGGTGAAATCTTTGTAAACGTACAAAACGGTTTTGAAATTGAAGAATTGCACGATGTATTGATCCAATCAAAAGCCAATAATCAGGGATTATTTTATGAATCATCCACAGGCTTGTGGAAAAATAAGAGCATCGCAACGGTATTGGGTTACACACCACAGGCGCAGTTGGATGGAACAGGGTTTGTAAAGGCATCAGGCACGACAATTTCGTATGATAATAGCACGTATTTGACCACAGCGGATGCAGCAAGTACATACCAATTATTGACCAATTTATCTACCGATTTAACTGCATCGGCAACCAAATATCCATCGGTAAATGCAGTAATTGCAGGATTAGCAACAAAACAGCCATTGGATGCAGATTTGACAGCCATTGCAGGATTGGCCGGCACATCCGGATTTTTAATTAAAACGGCGGCCGACACATGGGCATTGGACACAAATACATATTTGACAACAACGGTTGCAGCAAGTACATACCAACGTTTAGACAAAATGGTGTCAAATTTATTGGCATCATCAACAGAATATCCAAACAGCAATGCAGTATTGGCAAAGTTGGCATTAAAAGCGGATGCGGCAAATCCTGTATTTACAGGTGATTTAACAATTAGTGGTGCAACACCACGATTGTATTTTGTAGATACAGATCAAAATCCTGATTATACAATTTTTGTTGATTCAGGCTATTTTTACATTTATGATCAAACAGCCGGTGCAACAAAATTTCAAATAACACCATCAGGGAATGCGATAAATACCGGCACATTGACATCGGCATCCTTTATCAAATCAGGCGGAACAGCAAGTCAATTTTTAATGGCTGATGGATCAGTGACAACAGGTGTTGCAAATCCGGTTGGTGGAACAGGAACAACAAATTATTTATCAAAATGGACATCAGCAAGTGGAATTGGAAATAGTATTGCTTATGATAATGGAAATGCAATAGTTTTAGGAACAGGTACAATTAATAGCATTCCATCATGGATGAAATTAATTACAACAGATACAATACAATCGGGATTTGGTTCAGTTTATAATAATAAAGCTATTTATATTTATAATAATGGTTCTAATATAAAATTAGATGCTTATGATTATGCAACAGATGCAGGTTTAAATGTTCAAATTGGTGGTAATGGTGGAAATATATTAATGCCATCAGGTAGTGTATTAATAGGAAATCCACTTTATTCGTATGGTGCAAATTCATTAGTTGTATATGCAAATAAAACAGGAAATGCAGGAATTTCAATTGACAATGCATTAGCAAGTGGATCAGCAACAACATCATTATTTTTATATAATGCCGGCAGTTTAAAAATGCGTTTTGATTATAATAAAACTGATGACACAGGAATTATTGGATCAGTTGCAGCAATTCCATTAACATTTTGGACTAATAATTCATCTAAAATGACTTTGACAAGCAATGGATATTTAGGATTAAATACACCACCTACATTTAGATTTCATGTTGTAGATAATCAATCTGCATGGGCATCTGTATCTGATAATTCAAATGGAACAGAAAATGTTTCAGTTTATAATGCACATGGAGGTGGATACGGAATTGCAATTGATTCAACATCAAATGATTCAAAGTATATTTTTAAAGCAATGGCAGGAACAGGTGGATCAGGTAAAGGATCAATACCTGTTATTTATGCAATGAGTAATGGGAATGTTGGAATAGGAACAACAACACCATTACAAATTTACACTAATAGAACAGTTTTAACAGTTAATGGAACAAGTCAATCGATAATAAATTTAGGTGTTGGAAATTCATTAACAACATATTTATATGGAACAACAAGTGGATCTGAATTATATTCTACATCAACGTTAGCATTAATTGCAGGTGGAGCAAATGCATTAACATTTTATACTAATGGATCAGAAAGATCACGATTTACAAGTGCAGGAAATTTTTTAGTTAATTCAACAACATCTGTTGATCCTGTTTTTAAATTTCAGGTAGGGAATGGTAGTTCTGATTCAAGAGGATTATTTTATCCTAATAATCCGTATGCAATTGGTATTGCAAATGGTGGATCATCATTTTGGTATTTAGGAGTAAATGCGCAAACTGCATCAAATGGATTGCAATTTTATAGCAATCAGGGAGGTATTGCAATGACATTAACAACAGGTAATTTAGTAGGTTTATCAGGAAATACAACACCTGAATATAGAGTAGATTTATGCCCTTATAATGCAGAAACACCAACAGATGTAATACGATTCGGTGTATATAATGGGCCGGGAGGAGGCGGTGGAAATGCATTAGGAACCGGTATTTTATGGAAGGCATATTATGCAGGATATACAAGAAGATCGGCCGGTATTATGCAGATTGCAGAAAATAATTATTTTAGGGCTGCAATTGGATTTTTTACAAATGATAATGGAAATCAAACATCTGATTGGTCAGAAAGATTAAGAATACATTCAGCAGGTAATGCAACATTTTATAGTTATGTGACAGCAACAGCATTTTTTGAATCATCAGATAGTAGATTGAAAAAATTAATTGATGGATCAGCGCAAATTGCAGGAATTGAAAATTTACAAGCCAAATTGTACGAAAAAAATGGCAAAATGGAATTTGGATATTTTGCACAGGATGCGCAGGAATTTATGCCATACGCAGTTGAAAAAAACATGGATGGATTCCTTTCATTATCATATCGTGAAGTTCACACGGCAAAAATTGCAAGGTTGGAACAAAGAGTTGCCGAATTAGAAAAACAATTAAACGCAGCATAATATGCAATGGATAAACGTGGCATCAAACCAAACGTGTTCGTGGGATAGCTTAATTGATGCTTGTAATAATGGGTATTTTCTTCAATTGTTACCGATGCCACCATCAGGTGAATCTGCAAGCCGTTGCGTGCGAAAAGAATTAATTCAATCATATATTGAAATTAGCCCGGTGCCATTGATTGGTGTGCCAAATAACGAATTGGTTGTAAAAAGCCAATTGCAGGCAATTCAATACATATATTATCAATTGACACCGTGTGATGGAGGTGCAGGAGCATGGACACGAATTTTTCCAACATTAGGAATTGGACAAAGATATATTTTGCCCGGATTTACTAATCGCTTTTTTTATTACAACGGAATATCGCAGGGGCCACAGGTAATGATACCATCCGGATACAATGGATCAATTCAAATTGTAACAGGTTCAACGTATTGTCCATAATCAGTATATTTGCATATTAAACAACCAAATCAACATAAAATGAAAAGAAAGTACGCAGAAATCATTGTTTTGTCACGCATTTTAAACCATTTTGCCGGTGATCAAAAGACTAAGGCACAAAAGAAATTGGCCAAAATCAATGAGAAATTAAAGCCATATTTAGATAAATATGAGGAACAGGCAGAGGAATATCGATTAGACAATGCATCAGTTGATAAGGATGGGAACCTAATTTTAAAAGAAAATGGCGGTTATTCATACACAAAAGATGGATTGAAAAAATTGACTGAAAAATCAAAGGCATTGAATTTGACAGAGGTTGATTTTATTGCCATTCAGATTGTCAGTCCGGATGGATTAGAAGAATTTGGATTCTTAAATGGATGGGTTGAGGGTGTTGAGTTCACAAATTTAGAAGAAGAAATAGAAATTTAATATGAAAACAATCGAACCGGTTTCCATTTGGGATAATGGATTAATTAAGCAGGCAAAAATTATAAATACATTTGCAAGCAATGTAATATTAGGAGAATATGCCAATTTTTGGTTTGGCATTTATGAGGAAACAATTGATGGATTCATTGGATCAAATTTAGCACAAGGAAATTTGACAATGAGAGGAGATGATTATAAGAAATGGCAGGCAGATGCTTATGCATGGGATTGGGTTGCACAGCAATTGAATTTGACAATTACAGGCGAATACGTGCCACCTGTGCCACCGGAATTAACACCGACACCGGAAGCACCTATTGAGCCATCAATTGAATCACCTGCGGTTTAAATGGCATTAGTAAACGGCACCAATGTTGTTTTGTATGAAGGCGATGTGGCATTAGGACATTCCAAATCAGCCACGATGTCTTTGCAAATGGATATGGCCGAATTTACCAATAAAGATTCGCAGGGATGGAAGGAAGTTTTGGCCGGTAAACGATCGGCATCCTTTTCAGCGGAAGGGTTGGTGGATTATTCTGATCAGGTTAATTTTACGGACTTTGCAGAACGGATTATCACACGAAAAGAGGTGCAATGGGTGTTTCAGTCGGCCGGGATGTTTTATTACGGATTGGGATACATTAACAATGTGGAACAGGTCAGCCAAATGGAAAACGTTTCAACGTATTCGGTTGATTTTACAATTTCGGGCCGGATTTATACAGATCAACGATTGATTTGGAATTTGGTGTTTACCAATTGGGAAAACTTAAATATTCAATGGCAAAATCTATAATGCATTTTGAATATATTTGCATAAAATAAGAGCATAAAAATTAAACAAAAATATGGCAACATCGGGAGTATTTAACGGCACGAACCTATTGATCAAAGTTGAAGGAACGGCCATTGCACACACAACATCATGTTCATTGTCTATTTCACAAGACATTGCAGATGCAACAACAAAAAATTCAGGCGGATGGTCTGAGGGAATCAGCGGTTTACGTTCAGGCGAAATTTCGTTTGATGGTTTAGTGAACTACGCATCGGCTGCAAACGCGGAAGAATTAGTTGATTTCGTTTTGAACCGTACAATCATCACGTGTGTATTCGGTACATCAGCAACAGGCGATGTGATCTATACAGCGGAAGGATATATCGCATCAATTGAGCAATCAGCAGAAATGGAAGCAGCGGTGACATTCTCAGGATCAATCACATTGACAGGCGCAATCGTAAAATCAACAAACGCATAATTTGTTGAATTAAAATACATCCCCTGCATCGGTAATATGGTGCAGGGGTTTAGAGTTTATCACCTAATCAAACAAATATGGAAGTCAATCAAAAAAGGGGGTATTGTCAATTGAATGTTGGCGGTAAAATTCGCACCCTGCATTTCTCAATGAATTTTTGGGCCGCATTTGAACAGGCATCAGGATTCAGCATTTCAGAAATAGACAAAGTTTTTAGTAGTGGTTTATCATTGTCATCAATGCGTGCATTGGTTTATTCCGGTTTATTGGCATATGATCAAGAAAACGGAAATGAAATTGATTACACGATTTACACGGTTGGTGATTGGATGGAGGATGTTGATCAAAATCAATTGACATTGATTGTCAATACATTGATGCAATCCCGTATTTTAGGCAATGACTTGAATGCAGGTGTGCGTAGAAACGTTGAGAAATCCACAAAAAACCCAAAGCCGACAAACCCCTAACGTGGGATCGATTGCTTGATTTTTACATTGGTCAAGCAGGAATACCACCGGACAATTTTTGGCGCAATACGTGGAAAGAAAATGCGTTGTTAGGGGAGTCTTGGAGCGTAAACGTGAACCTACATTGGGAAATGCACAGATTTACAAGCACGATGATTGTAAATTCGCAAGCCACAAAACGTTCACAGTTAGTTACACCGGACAAATTATTTTCATTGCCACAGGATGTGTATTTGGAGAAAGGAAAACCAAAATCAACACCGGAACAATTCAAGGCATTTTTAGATCAAATTGAAAAAAGTCAATCCAAATAATGGTTTGGCTTTTTTTTTAACTTTACATTATGGCAGAAGAATTAAAAGTCCGAATAACCGGTGATGCAGCCGATCTAAATGCAGCATTATCCGATGCACAAAAATCATTGGTGTCGTTTTCAAAACAAGCGGCAGAATTAGGCAAAACAATGTCCACATTTGTGACTGCGCCATTATTGGCCGCAGGGGCTGCATCTGTGATGATGGCATCTGATTTCAATGAGTCAATGAACAAAGTTGATGTGGCATTCAAATCATCATCAGATGTGGTGAAAGATTTTGCCAAAACATCATTGACATCATTTGGTATTGCGGAAGGTACTGCATTGGATATGGCATCATTGTTTGGCGATATGGCCACATCAATGGGAATGGGTGTTGGTGAGGCATCCAAATTGTCCACATCATTAGTCGGATTGGCCGGTGATTTATCATCCTTTAAAAACATTAATATAAAGGAAGCCACAACGGCATTAAACGGAATTTTTACCGGTGAAACGGAATCATTGAAAAGGTTGGGGGTTATTATGACCGAAACCAATTTGAAAACCTTTGCATTATCGCAAGGGATGACAAAGCAATATGATACGATGACACAGGCCGAAAAGGTGTTGTTGCGTTATAATTACGTAATGGCAAACACGGCCAATGCACAAGGCGATTTCGCACGAACAAATGATGCTGCAGCAAACCAAATGAGAATGTTTGGTGAAGGTGTGAAACAATTGAGTGCGCAATTTGGTCAGGTTATGTTGCCGGCAGTCACAAGTATCGTGACATCATTAAATTCATTGATTGCAGGATTCTCAAATTCAAGTGAAGGCACAAAAACATTTATTGTTGCATTAGCAGGGATCACGGCAGGTGTTGGGCCATTATTGTTTTTGGTTGGCACAATTGTTCCGAAAGTAATTGAGGGTTTCAATCTAATGAGTGCGGCAGCAGTTAGATTTAATTTAACATTAAAAACAGCCGGTGGAATTGCAGGTTTAGCAACATTGTTAGGATTGGCAGCGGTATCGGCATATGATTATTCCAAAGCATTAAATCCTGATAATAAGCTAACAGAACAGGAAACAAAAGATGCCAACGCAATCCGGGAGAAAAACAAGCAAATTTTAGCATCCATTGAATTGCTAAAAAAGCAAAAAGGGATGGCAAGTGGGCCAATTACCGGTATGAATACGGCACAAGGTATTTCAACACAGGCAATTGATCAACAAATAAAAGGCCAATTGCAATTGATAGCACAAAACAATGCGTTAATTGCAGGGATTGAAAAAAAGGCAAAATTAGAAGCCCAAACAGCAAAAGCCGATTTAAAATTAGGAATGCCGGTTGGTGGATTGAAAGCACCAAAAAGCAAAGCAAAAGCAAAAGATCCGGCCGAAGAAGCGAGGAAAAAAGCATTTGATGAAAGCAACAAATATTTTGCAGGCGAATTTGACAAATTAACAGCATTAAAAGAAAAGGTTGCAAAAGAGGATCAAGCAATTGCAGATGCACAGTCATCCAAATATTTGACTGAAAGGCAAAAAGAGGTTGAAAATTTAGCATCTGTTTACGATCAACAAATAAATGAACGCAACAGATTACATCAGGATACATCTGTAATTGATGAAAAATACAGACAGGATCAGGCAGCATTAAATGCAAAATATGATCAAGAGGATTTATTAGCATTAGAGGAAAAATTTGGTGCAGTTGCCGAAACTATAAACACATTTGCCAATACTGATGCAGCAACAGCAGCAGCAACGGTTGCGGCCCAAATGGAAAAGATTATGGCCATTGGCCAAATGGTTGCGGATACGGCAGGAAATGCATTCAGCGCATTAGGACAATCTATTGTTGATTCAATGGGATTGGCATCAAGTGGTTTGGAGGGATTTGCACAGGTAATGTTGCGCACAATGGTTGAATTGGGAACAATGATTTTAAAACAAATCATTATGAATCAAGCATCTGCAATGGCATCATCAATTGCATCAGCATCACAATCAGCAGCAGCAACAGGGCCATTGGCCGTATTTGCACAGCCGGCATTTATTGCAACGGCAGTTGGTGGGGTATTGTCAGCATTTGCAGCAATTCCAAAATTTGCGGCAGGTGGTATCGTATCCGGCCCAACAATGGGTTTAATGGGTGAATATCCGGGCGCAAAATCGAATCCGGAGGTTATCGCACCATTGTCCAAATTACAGGGAATGTTAGATCAAGGCAACGGAGGCAGCACAGCAATGACAGGTGAATTTGTGTTGCGTGGTCAGGATTTAGTGGTGGCATTAGCAAGAGCAGAAAAGCAAAGAAACAGAATTGGATAATTATGGCATACGGTGTGAAATATCGTTTGGAATTTGCCGACATAAAGGGCAACAAACGAAAGGTTGAGATTTTCAAAAATGGTTACACCGGTGAGGTTTTACCAATGATTGGAACAGGTGAGCCGGTTGAAATAGAGTGGAAGGCAGAGGAGGATTTATATGAGCCATTAATTGGATCATTATGCACGTTGAATTTGATGGTAACGGATGACGTTACGTATGACGATTTTTACCTGTATGATGAACGTGAATACAAAGTGGTGGTATATTTTGAGGCATCGGCCGGATCGTGGCAGACATATTGGTCAGGATGGGTTGTAAACGATCTATATTCACAGGCATTGGTTTCCACACCATATTCATTGTCAATTACAGCCACAGACAATTTGGGGCAATTAGATGGGTATGATACGTGGATGCCGGCAGTCACGGTTGATAATCAAACCCTGTGGAAATTTATGTGGAACGGATTGGCCAATTTACAATTGGGGTATGACATCTACATTAGTAATGATTTAAGGATTGCAACGGATTCAGCGTGGAAAAACGTATTTGATCAAATTACAATCAAAAAATCAGGGTTTTACAACAATTCATACATCATCAATGATGCAAAAATGACATTGCGTTCAATATTACTTGGATTCAATTGCCGTATTTTTCAATCATTTGGCCGTTGGTATATTGTCAATTGTTCATCTTATGGTGATCAACGAATCATTGCAGGAATACAGGCCGGAACATACACCGGATCGGGCATTTTAACAGCCAAACAAGGGTTTTTGAATGCAGGATCAGAGGAAATCAAATATTGGATTTATAATGCATCAGGTGTTGAGCAATCAACGGTGACAACCAATATGCTGAAAGTTGTGCCAACAAATATGCAGCCGATTGGCCAAAATTTGTTCAGAACACCCCGTAGGCCGGTCAAAAAATATCAGGAAATTGTTGATATTTCACAGCAACAGGATGATTTGAATTTCAATGCATCATTTGAATTTGATTACGAAAATTGGATCACTACATTGGTCACAACAGAATTTGTACCTGTGCCATTTGCCGGCCGCAAATCGCTTAAATATGTAGGAACAAGCGCATTGGGTGTTTACACAACAAGATTAGCAAGTACAGGGGCAGCATCAGCCATTAAAGGCAACCAATATCAGGTATTAATATCAGTTAATATTGACAGGGGCGGAAGCGATAACAGATTGCCGTGGTTTTTACGGATTGAATATGCGCCCGGCACATATCAGTATTGGAGCAATGTGAACAAAACGTGGGGAACATCCGGATCAATAATTTGGAATGAAACGGCAGTTGTTGGCGAAGGTAGATTTGAAACGTTTAAATTCACAACAGGTGCAGCACCTGAACCCGGAACAATGGAATTGGGATTTTCGTATCCATATATCAATTCCCCGGGAAATTACACAGGGATGTATTTGGACAATTGCGCCATCAGAAATATTGACAGGGATCAAAACGTATATAAAGAAGCGTGGTTTATTCGGGAGCAATCCGGCACATTTGTGACATCTGATGTTTTAGAGCATACAGGAGTTGTTCAGGCTGATTTGGATTCTGTTGTATTTTTAGGCGCATTTACGGACAACAACGCATTTAAACGTGCGCAGGATGCCAATGGTTTGTTTTTAGAACAGATAGTCACACAACAAAGATTGAATGATTTCAGGCAATATTCAATGCAATACGAAGGCGATTTGTACAATATGGATGATTTTTCTGTGATGACTATGGCCAATAAATTATGGATCAAATTTCCAACATTAACGGAAACAGATTCAGCCATTGTGGATTCAATTCGGGTTCAGTTAAAATCAAACGTGTACACGTGCCAATTTCACATTCCGAATAATTATACGGATGTTGCAAGCACATACAGGGTTTCATATCAGGAATAATTTTGTTTTTCATAGGTTTAGGGTTGCACATCCGTTCATCTTATGGGTGAATCGGATGTTGATTAGGTTGAATGCAGAATGGTCGTGGAATTATCTACGGCCATTTTTGTTTTATTTGTCGGTTTTACTAATTAGTTAAATGGCTAATTTTGAAAAAAAACTACAAATGGGCCAAAAACACGATCAGATTAAAGATCATTTTTTTTCATCACCATTAAATATCAAATCATTTTCTGAAAAGTATTTCGAAACATATGGGTATGCAAGTGCATCGCAATTGCGTAAAACTATGCGGACATACAATATTTTGATGCGTGAACGCAACAAACACATTTCAGAAAATACACCAAATGGGAAAATAGAATCATTTGATTTGAATGAATTGGATGATTTTGGAATTGAGCAATCAATAGGTAAGGAATACACATCAGCACGTTTGCCGGATCATATTAAGAAAATCGGCATATTATCGGACAT